CAAATTGACCTGTCTTTTCTGCAATTGCTTCACCGATTTCAGCACCAAACCCCGCGCCAGTTCCTGAAGTCCCACCACCACCTAATCCAAATGATGGGTTTGATCCTTGCAATTTATTTGTGACGCTCTCTAATACTGATGTTCCAACTGCATTGACACCCTGTGCAGCAAGCCCTGCTCTACCCAACGCCGCAGTTAAACTCACTGCATCATAATCGTTTACCAATTGATTAGTAACAGTATCGGGCATATAAAGGCAGATAGATGATGCAGCTCTTCGAGTCTTTCGGCTCAAGTCAATTGCAGTTACGATTGCACCTGCTATAAGCCCACCAGCACCACCTTTAATTGTTTCGCCAAGAATTTCTCCTTGAGCAGTCTTGTTACCTAAAGCCGCTTGGATTGCACTTCCTGCATTATCAATCAATGCTTCTGCTGCACCTATTGATCCAAGTATACCTGAAACTGCAGTGCCAGTAACAGCTCCAAATGGGTCTGTTTTCCCAGCCAATCCACTCGCACCAGCAGCTCTGCTCTTATCTGCTTGACTTAATCCAGTCGTCTTAACTTGATAACTAGACTTCTCTTGAATGCATGGAGTAAATTTAATATAGTGTAGATTTCTTGGATTTTCTCCCAGATTTAATGGAAATCTATATTGTGCAAAACTGAATGGGTCCTGGACTAAAGATCGCTGCGGACCAGTTGGTGCATTCGTTATGACAGGTTGTGCGTTACGCTTTCCATCGGTCGGAGAAGCCTGTTGATTTGCCATCGAGAGTTCCTATAAATATTTTTATGGCTTACAGCGGTAAATTCAGTCCGAAAAATATCAATAAATATTTAGGTGACCCCACGAACGTTTGGTATCGTAGTTTGTGGGAACGCCGAGTAATGGTGCACCTGGATTCGAATCCAAATGTGATTGAATGGTCAAACGAAGAAATAGTAATTCCATATTTATCGCCTGTGGATAGTAGATGGCATCGATACTTTCCCGACTTCTTTGTGAAGGTTAGAAACAGAAGTGGGATCGCCGAATCGATGATTCTAGAAGTTAAGCCGAAAAGTCAGGCGAAACCTCCAGAAAAGCGAAGCAAAATTACACGAAGGTACATAACTGAAGTTATGACTTGGGGTGTAAATGAGGCGAAATGGAATGCTGCGCTCGAATATTGTAAGTCTCGAGGATGGATGTTTAAAGTAATCACAGAAGATGATCTAGGTATTTAATGGCAAACTCTCTACTTGATAAAGTCAATGCAGATCTGGCAAAATCTGGTATCAAACCACGAACAACTGCAGCTCAAGACTGGCTTAGAGGAAAGATATCGAGCCTTAAAATGCCAGCCAATCGCTCAAATGTATTGAACGATGCAAAGAGAATTTCGCCAAAAGCATTTATCGGTAGAATGTACTTCTACCATTACGATCCGAAATTTAAAGATATTCTTCCTGTGTGGGATAAGTTTCCACTTGTTATCCCAATAGAGATGTATGATGACGGATTTTTGGGTCTCAATTTGCACTATCTCGATCCATATAATCGTCTGGCTCTCCTCAATAGACTATATGATTTCGCGAACAACGATAAATACGACGATACCACTCGATTAAACTTGTCATACAGCCTACTTTCTGCATCACGAAGATATAAGATGATCGAACCTTGTATTAAAAGATATTTGAGTAGTCATATTCGTTCATCATTAATCTATATCGAACCAGATAATTGGGAAACAGCGGTATTTTTACCTACGGAAAAGATGGTGTATAAAAAGTAATGTTCAAAGTATCTGATTTTTTATCGCACTTCAATAAGCACAACGATTTTGCAAGAACCTCTAGATTTGAAGTTCGTATCGCTCCTCCACCAGGAATCGCAGATCTAGCCACATATGAACTTCGTTTTCAGTGTGAATCGACTGAACTTCCTGGATACAATATCAATACAGTAGAAAATCGTCAATATGGAGTTGGACTCCCTGTAGCCTCTGCGCCTGTAGCATTTAATGATTTAACTTTAACATTTATTTGCGCTGGTGATATGTGGGAAAAAAAGTTATTTGATAGATGGATGAATGCGATTGTTCCAATCAATAACTATAATCCAAGATACAAAGATGAGTATATTTCTTCAAAGATAGAAATATGCCAGTTCGATGGAGTAGCGACAAGCGAACAAATAACTGCAACATCAAATAAAAGTTACTCTGCAATACTATTCAATGCATTTCCGATTTCAATCGGTGCAATGAATTTAAATTGGGCAGACGATGGAATTCATCGTTTACCTGTGATCTTTAAGTATGATTATTGGTTACCAGGTAATTTTAATACAGCATTGCCTGCCTCTGAACAACCAAGAGGACAGAAAAACGAACCAAATGGATCTACGCCACCAATGACTGAAAATAGACGACAACAGCCACCTCTAATAGTTGCACCAGTAGTCAAACCAAAACCAATCAAGGGCGGTGGTGGAACTTTTGCTGGTGGCGGTGCAACTGGAAGCTGGTAAACTAAACTATGGAGTAAATTATGGCATTACCTAAAATTGAACATCCAATTTATGAAGTGTACTTGAAATCATTAGATAAAAAAGTGCGATACAGACCATTTCTTGTTAAAGAAGAAAAACTTCTTCTTATGGCAAAAGAATCCGATGACGTACAAGATATTTTAAAGACAATTAAACAGATTATCGGTAACTGTTGCTTAGATAATATTGACGTCGAGTCATTACCAATCTTCGACGTTGAGATGTTCTTTATTCATCTTCGTGTTAACTCTGTGGGTGAAACTGCAGAACTAGTTTATACATGTTCGAATGTTGTTGATGAGAATTCATGCGGCAACGTTGTTGAATTTAATCTTGAACTGAAGAATGTAAAATACAGATTTAATGATGACCATAAAAATATTATTCCATTGACAAATGAGATTGGTGTTTGTATGCGATATCCATCATTAAACCTCCCACAATCAATACTCGATGACAAATTTACTGACGGTGGATACGAGATTATTTCTGAGTTCTTAGAGTATGTCTATGATGCAGAACAAAAATATAGTATAGATCAAGTCAGCAAGGAAGAACTACTAGCCTTTCTAGATGACTTATCTTTAGAGCAAGTAAAAAGCATTAAAAACTTCTTTGCTACAACACCTTCCGTAGTGTTAGAACAAGACGTAAAATGTTCTAAATGCGGAAATATCAATCATATGGTCTTGGAGGGCATCTTAAATTTTTTCGAATGACGCTTGGTTATGATGAATTGAAGAATTACTACTCGACGAATTTTTCTCTGATGCAACATCACAAATATTCGTTGACAGAATTAGACAATTTGATTCCGTGGGAAAAACAAATATATGTTCGCATGTTAACGAATCATATAAATGAACAAAACGAAAAAATAAAATTGATGCAAGCACAAAAAAATAGATGAAAAGTAACATCTCAGATAAAGATCTAAAAAAACTCCGTGAGGCTCTGGCTCAACAGAAAAAGAAGTCAGATCCAAAAACTCTCGAGCGTGCAATCAAAGCCGAAACAGAAGGCATGGGTTACTTTCAATCTGAGAGAAAAACGAATGAAATTAGAGAGCAGTGGCAAATGGCTACTGAACAAACCACTGGTTTTATGAGTGGACTTCTAAACAGTTTAGTTGGCGAGAAAGCTGGAAAATTACTTGCTAAGAAATATGCAAAAGCTGATGACAATCAAGTAAAACAGGCACAAGAGTTTTTTGAAAAGTATAAGAAACAAGACGAAAAGAAAGATAAAGTTTCTGCTAAAAAGTCTGAGAGAGCGTCAAAAGAATTTAGATCTCTCAAGAAAGCTGTTGTTGATATACAAAAAAATGTTGGATTGATTCGTAAGTCACTTACAGGAAAATCTGCACCCTCTGTCAAAGAAGGGTATTTTTTCGATTCTAGAATGGCTGGTGGTGGTAGATTTAAAGAATCTGCCACGAATAAAATTGTAAGCAAAGATATTGCATTAAAGAGAACAGAGGATTTAACAAAGGCAATTCAAGCCGATGAAAATCCTATGATCAAACTTACTGAGACAGTGGAATCGATTTATAAGAGTCTAGGTAAGGAAACAAAAAGTAAGAATGTACACGAAAAGTTAGATCAAATTCTCATCCAAAGCGGTGAGGATGGATTTGGCATAGATGATCTTCTTGGTATGGGTGGTGGAAGGGGTGGACGGAGAGGCAGAAAAGGTGGAAGAAGAGGCGGCAATCGTAAACGTCGTGGTAGATTTGGTCGTGGAATTGGATTAGGTGGATTACTGGCAGGTGCTGCTGGTGGTTATCTTGCATACTCTGCAATTGATTCTATGCGAGATGAAAATTTAGAATCATATGATCCAGAAATGCTCAAACAAGAAGCCATTGCAGCTCGAGAATCTGGAGATACTGGAGCAACATCAGCTATTCAAGATCAAATAACTGCTCAAAAGACAGATATAAAACTTCAAGCTGGAGCAAGTGCAGCTGGTGTGGGTGGAGCAATCGCTGGTGCAGTTGCGGTGAATAAAGTTGCGCAAACAAAAGTTGTTAAGAATGTTAAGTCAAAAGCATGGAATCTTTTTCTGAACTTTGTAAAGAAAAAAGCACCAAAACTATTTGCGAAAGTTGGGACAAGACTTGCCCTTGCTGGTGGTCTTGCAACCATTCCAGTTCTGGGTTGGATCAGCGCTGCAGTTACAGTTGTTGGTAGCATATGGATGGCGTATGATCTATATCAACTTTGGCAAGAATTTTCAGCATTAGATGATGCAGAAAAAGAACTTTATAGTGAAGAAGTTCAAACAACAAAAAGCACTGGTGAAGTGAGCGC